TCTTCCTCCCATTGAAGAAAATAATTTTTCCCATTGCAATCTCATTCCATTCATTGCAAGAGTTAAACTTTCAATGTCATCATCAGTTGCTTTGTAAGTATTTTTTAATAGGTCTTTAAAATTATTTAATCTTGTTTGATCTAGACTTCCTAATAAAACTTTACCTGCCTCATCAATGCTAGGTTTTAATCCTGCACCATCTGCATTAGATAATAAAATGTTATTCATTTCTTCAAGCAACTTATCTTTTTCTCCCTTAGTTGCTTTTCTTCCAATAGTACTTTTTACATTCTTAACTAAACGATCAGTAATATTGTCAATAGAAATCATTGCATTCTCTGCAACGTTTGCATCAACACCCATTGCTCTTTCTTTCTTCATTCCTAATTCAAAAGCTTCAGGAGTTTCTGGTCCTCTAGATCTTAAAGGTCTAGACACCCACTTATCTACCCACTTATCAAAGGGATCAGTAATAGCTCTCCCCGTTCCTTTAGTGTCTCTTAATTTTTTAATACCAGCAAAGCCTGCTCCTAACGCACCTGTAAAAGCTGCGCCTTCTAAACCAAACTTTAATCTATTTAATAATTCTGCTTCAGGAGTTTGTGATTCTCTATCTGTTCTAGTAGGACCACCTAATAAATCTCCAAAAGTTCCTGCGTCTTCTACATCACCTACAAAAATTCCTTCAGCTACTCCACCTGCTGCTGCGCCTTTAGCAAATCTTTTAGCTTTCTCTGCTCTACTTAAATATGTTCCTGCTTCTTTAGCTCTTAATGCAGCTTTAGTTAAACCTGATCCAACTTTAAATGCTATTCCACCAGGGATACCTATGTTAACAATTAGTTCTGTAATTTTACCAGCGGCTGTTGCTTCAGCTGCTTCATCAAAGGGATTAATCTTTTCAAAGAAAGCTTCGACTGCTTCTGCTCTATCTTTATCAACACCGAGATCCATTAGGGTTGCTCCTAATGTTGCTGCGCCTTCAAAGATTTTAAAGATACCAGAACCAAGTCCGGCTAGCATTGAAGTTGCTAGTCCATAATCTTTTTGTTCTGTAGGGTCTTCTCTACCAGGAATATAAACCATTTATTCCTCCTACCTATACCAATCGTTATAATCCTTAACAATTTGACCATCGATAATGGTAACTAAGAAAACTTCTTTGTTATCGGTATCATAAAAGACTTTATTAACATTTTCCTCTACAAGTAATTTATCTGTATTTTCTTCACTTGAAATTTTGTTAATTTTTCCTGGTATTTTTTTATTTTCCATTACTTTTCTAGTAGCAATTTCAATAGCTTTTCCTTCACTATTTTTTTTATCAGCCATTACATAATCAGTAACAGAATAACCTTTTACTTTTTCCAGGTCTTTTAAATTTTTATAATCGACGCCAGCTTTCATCATTTTCATTTGATCTTCAAATTTTTGAAAACTAGATTGACCTGTTAAGTATGCATTGATAGCAGCAGTTGTTGCTGCGTCTTTGTATTTTTTACGTTCGCTTGGTACCTTAGATTCTTCTTCAAAAAATTCACCAAACGCCCTCTTAGTATCTGCGCCAGGCTTTAATGCTTTACCTGCAAAACTCATTAACATTCTTGAAGCATCATCAGCTATTCCGCTACCGTAAGCGTCTTGAAATATTTTTTTGTTCTTTTCAATTTCTTCTTCAGGAGTTCCTTTTTTCATTCGTTCTTCAAGTAATTTTCTTAATTCAATATTTTCTAATTGAGCTGGTGTTAATTCTTGGGGTAGTTCTTCTGTTTGATTGTTAATAACTTCATCAATAATCACATCATATTTAGCAGCCTCTTTTCTTGCTGCATCATCTTTAGCTTTTGCGTCTTGAAAATACTTTTTCATACCGCCTTCGGGATCTCTGTAATACTCTAAATCTTCAGCTACTGTATTTTGAAATCCTGAATAATCATCAATACCCATTGTCATTAAAAGATCATCTTCTTTTTGTTGCATCAGTTTATTATAGTCCGCTGTAATATCTTCTAAAGTTTTAGGTACATATTTTTTATAAAATTCTTGTTTTTCAATATAATCTTTACTTCTAGGTGTTCCACTAAATATATTGTTAGACATTAGGTGTGCTCCTCCTACAAAACCTTTATCCTTAAAACCAACTCTCCCACCATTATTATATGAAAGTCCTGAAGTTATCCCCGTTCCGCGACTATCGACGCGTCCACCTCTAAACATTGGTCTTCTTAAAATTCTACTCATTATCCAAAGATTCCTAACTTACCTAGTATACCGCCTGCTCCTGCAGCTCCACCTAGAAAGCTAGCCATTGGACTTGCCGGTGCGGCGCTTTGTTGATACCCGACCGTTGTAGTCGGAAATGCTCCTGGTTGTATTTGTGCTAGTTGTTGACCGATCAAACCTAGTCTTGTGTAAGGTTCAAACTCAGCTTCTCTTGCAGCCATTGTACCTGCATCTTTAACTGCTTGATCGTAAGCTTGTTGTGCTTGACCCATTTGATCCATATAAGTTCCAAGACCTTGTCTTGTCATCATATCTTGTTGAGCTAATTGATTCGCTTGTGTGAATCCTTGGTTTAATAATTGAGCTTGTAAGTTTGCTCTGTTCATTGCACCTTGATTCATATACTCAGCTCTTTGTACACCTTCTCTTCCACCACCATAAGCTCCAGCTTGAATAGCTTGATCTCTTAATCCTAAACCACCCATAGTTTGTTGTCTGTCAAATTCTGTTAACGTTGCATCCATTACCTCTCTTTGGTAAGGCGACATAAAATCTTTATAAGCGTCTGGTCCAACTAAAGATCCTAGACCTCCAGCTGCCGTGTATGCATCTTTTTGTAATTGAGTTCTACCAGCTACTTGTGGATCATAGACCGAAGTCTTGATGGGAGTTCCCATCATTGGTGGTAACTTTTGAGTAAACGCAGTTAAAGCTGCATTTAAAACCGGTGCTGGTAATACTTGTGTTTGTTCTACATCAAAAGAAGGTATCTGTGTTGCTTCAATTATTCTACCTGACCCACCTAAATTTTTTAATATTTGTGCTTCGTCTTTATTTATGTATGCAAGAAATTCACCTTTAGGTGCGTGTTCTTCTAATAATTTTTTTGCTTGTGCTAATTGTTGTTTAGTCGCCATTATGCTCGTGCCTCTAAGTTGTTCATTACATTATACATTCGTTGTGCTCCTTTATTAACATCTCCACCACCTGCTGCTCTGACCGCATCAGCAGTCATTACAAATTCATTTTTAGAAAGTCTAGCTGGTACGTCATCAGCTTTTTCTTTTCTACCAATAGGTACAAATCCACCACCTCTTAAATCCATTTCTCTCCCACCGAAGTTTAACATACCTCCGTGTTTAAGTCCAATAATGCCACCTTGGGCTGCTGACTCTGTAGGCGGTGTATAATACTCACCTAAATTATCTAATTCTAGTGTTTCTTCAATAGTTGTTTCATCGTGACCTGCTTGTCTCATAAATAACATAGTCATATCAGCTTGTTCTCTATTACGCTCATCCATATTTGTTTGATATTCTGCTCGTTCTGCTGCGTCCGCTGCTTCCCAATCTCTGATCGCGGGTCTTTGATACGCTTCAGTTACATCTCCCATTCCTTTAGCGAAAGGAACCGCTGCTGCTTTAGCTGCTTCTATGGCTCCTTGTTTGGTAAATAAATCTTTCATTACAACATCTTTTACAACTTCATCTTTTATTATTTTAGAAGTTTCTATCGGTATTGCTTCACCCGATCCTAATGCTCCTAATGTATCTGCTCCACCTTGTAAATATTCTGATGCTTTTGAAAGTCCTGTTATTCCTAAATCTTTTGCTTTAGTTAATAAACTTCTATCCGCTAAAGCTTTGTCTAAATAAGGTGTTCCCTCATACATTCCTCTAGTCGTCATATCCATTAAATTTCCTGCTGTCTTCGTTCCCATTAACCCACCTTGAGTTCCTGATAATAAAGCAGACAATTGATTGAGATCATCAAACTCTGCGTCGGGATCTGCGGCTTGTTGAGCAAGTAAATTGGTTAAATACATTTTACCAAAACCGGATGCTCCACCGAGCCCTCCCATAATACCTGTATAAGGCATAAAGGCAGTAGCCATCGGCAACCACGGTCTTAGTTCCTTAGGTAAGAATTTCTTACTAAATTTTCCTACAGCCTTAAAAGGCTTCTTTACTTCTTTTGGTATAAATTTATCTAGCCAACCCATAGTTTCTCGTTATATTGTTAATGTTAAGGCAAGTGCGCGAGGCTTGTATAAATGCGCGTACCGTACAATTTACTAGGTTTTTTTCCATTCGTCAACGTCCTATACAGTGTTAGTTCCGGCACCCAAAGGTATACTTTGGATTTTAACGTGTACACTTCTTGATATATGCTCCTTTTTGGTATCAGTTAGGGGACTATCCACGTCAGCTTGTGCCTCCATATCTGACATATATTCTCTGCCAGTTCCTATGTGTTTAATCGTTACCTCTACTCTAGGTTTATATATCAGTACTTCTTCACCCTTGACTATTTTCTTATCAAATGACTCTTCTTGTTCTACAAAAGGCATTATCTATCCTCCCTGTTAATTTCTAATATGGATGCTATTACATCTACCGATCCACTAGTAGCATCAACTTTTATTATTTCACTTTCTTCCATTACTAATGGTTCTGTTATAACTTGTTCTTTTCCTTTAGCACTTAAGCTTACATCTTTGTCAACCATATAAGGCGTAGCTGTCGAATCTACTAATGTTACTTCAGCTGTTGCTGTAGAGTTAGCATCTTCCGCTATTAAAATAGATTTAACAATAGCTCTTGAATTAGAAGGCACTGTATACAAAGCAGTGTTCACTGAACTTGTTAAACTTAATTTTGCATTCTTATATATATTTGCCATTAGCCTAAGCCATACCAAGTGTATCGTTCTTGGTCCTCTTTTTGTTGTGTTAAATATGTAGAGTTTAACTGTTCTATAATAGTTGTTAACGCTCTATTAATTTGTCTTTGATTATCTTCACTATATTCTTTTTTAGGTTCTGGTAATCTTACTACTATCTTTGCCATTATCGTCTCCCATCTGGTTGTAGATCAACTTGGAAAGTTCCGAATCTCCAATTCTCACTGATCCCCGTATTCTCAATTTTTAAATTTGCATAACGTCCTCTTGCTCTTGTATCTATTTTTTCTGTAGTAGATGTAATAGTAAAAGGACTTAATGTAGTATCTTCCATATCATCTGCGGGATAATCGGACACTCCAATCGTTACTTGATTATTTCCTTGCAGTACTCTAAAGTTAGGTAGGAATCTTCGCATAGCTAGAAATACTTCACTTTGATCTTTTTGTAAAGAAAAGCTAAATGATTCAATAAAAGAAGTTAAAATAGTTGTACTTCCATCAGGGTTAACTTGATCAGTTCCTATTTCGTGTTCAAATAAAACACTTCTACCTAAACCTGATTCTCCAATTACCGTAGGATAACTACCTGATTGCGTACTGTCATAAGCAGTTGCATAAGGTTTTGGATAAACTAAGGAGTCAATCCAAGTTGTTCTAATTGAATTAGTATTCGTTCCTGTATACCAATTACCCATTGGTAAAGGATTTTTATTTGTTTCTCCATAATTAAAAGTAACATACCTGTCATTAAATGTAGCACCAGATGTTGGATACCACCAAGTAACTTCCGTAAAAAGGTTATTAATACCAGCGTTTACTTGTTGGCCTTTAGTTGTATCACAATTATCAAATACATAATCTTCAACCGCGCACGGTAAAGAGTTAACAGTACCATCAAAAGAAAAGAATCCATTATTAGACATCCAATATGCAACACCATCTATTTCAACAGCTGCGTTTTGTCCAATCAATCCACAGTTAGTTCCTACTTGTTCAAATCCAAATGTAAATGGTGCCCCTACAAATTTCATTGCGTATAGTGCGTTGTCTGTCCAAACTAGAATATTTTCTTTTGCAACAACAGCTCCTACAATTTTAGTTCCGTCTTGTAGTCTTTGCGTTCCCGCTGTATTCGTTGCTTCAACTGTGTATTCATTAATACTTTCATCGGCTGAGAATCTTATAAACATATCATCTTGAGTGTCCGCGCTTCCTAAAGTTGTTTCTGTTCCTAAATGAATTAAGTGACGTGTTGTCGGTGAAATTAAAGTAACTCTTGTTGCTGTTGGATTACTATTCGTTGGATAACCTGGAGTAATTTGGGAAGCAGGAGTAGTTAGTCTTGCTACAATAGATGAGTCCCAACTAAAAGTTTTTCCATTAGCTATTGTTGCTATTAATACATCTCCATAATTACTTAAAGACCATAGTCCTGGTTCAAGAGTAATGGTTGCTGCATCTGCTGCTTCTCCCCATCCACTCCATTTAGTAGCTTGTTGAACTTTTACTCCACCACTTGTTGTAGCTGGTGCAGTAGTCCCGTCCTGACTTCTACTTACCGTAGTTAAATCTCCTGGAGCAGCGCTGGTGTTTCCAGTATAAGTTGCCAACTCACCTTGAGTTGCACCTGTAGAACTATAATCATCTCCAATATAAACTGTACCCGTACCTGTAAAAGCTGTTGAATCTACTAAAGTAAGAGTAGTTGAGGCTGAAGTAATACCTGCGTTTAAAGTAGAACTAGCAGAACCTTGAACGGTTCCGCCAAATTGTGTAACACCAAAACCATAACCATAACTTTGTGCGGCAGGACCCACTCTTTCATAAGGAGTTACATCACACGTACCACCACTTCCAACTCCTGTAGTAGTTTCCGTTCCTGTAATAACTGCAATTAAGTCACTTGTTAGTCTTGTTACTTGAAAAAGTTTACCTTCAAAAGCTGCATCAGTTAAACCAACACCTACTGGAACAGTTACATTATCTAAATAAATAATATCACCTTCTTCTAAGTTATGTGCAGCAGAAAAAGTTAAAGAAACTTCTTTTGTGCCACTTGCATTAGACATAGCAACAGTTGTAATTTTAGCTTGAGTAGGGGTAATGTCGTAAAGCTGACCTTCAAAATATATAAGTAAAAATTTATCAGTACCAATAGCCACATATCTATTTCCGTCTTGGTCAACGAAAGCGTGCATTTTTCTTGCAACACCTACAGCTGTATCTGTTAATAAGGATTGCCAACCACCA